GAGAGGTTCTCAGTCCTTTTAATAAAGAGAATCGTTCCTTTGCTACCAACATTAGAATTCTAATGCGACATGCTTCAGGCCTATGACGGTTTGAATTTAGCACCTCCGAAGAAGGCCAATTATGACAGTTTTGGAATTTAGACAAAATTACATTCCTATCTAAATGCTTGCTACCGGTGCCTAGCCATATAGCAAGATTACAAAGCTGGGATGGTGATCTTATCAGCCGGCCATACTCTGTTACAGTATATACTCCCCATTAGGGGAATATGTCCTTTATTAATAGAAATAAAGCAGAAAAATACAATATATATGTTATATAATTTAAACGTTTTTAAAATGATTTAAATTGATTATATTCTTCCCCTATTGGGGTCACCTTCCGGAATTATGGCTTCTTGTTTTTGTTCGACGAGGTCATTAAGTTTCGAAAGTTGATAGTTGATTTCACCAAAGTCGCAATCTTCATCGATTGCTCGTTTGATTAAATCAGTAATTTTGAGGTTGCGTTCGAGCATTTCTGTTAGAATATCGCAATCACCTGTACCATCTTGTCTTCGTTGAAAGAAGGTGTTAAGCATGTTCTTGTGTGCTTTCAGGCGAGTGCGAGAATCCTTGAGAAAGTCGACTGCGAAGTCGGGTTTAAGGCCCTTAGTGATTTGCATCACTTGTGTTAGTTGTGCTATTCTTTGTCCCATGAGTGCTATATCATCTAGCACCCATTGCCATAGGAATCCATAGGAAGGATCACCAATGTTTCGATCTGATCCTCGAAACTTCGGGTTGAAAAAGAAATAGGATGGCTGTTCATCCCCCATAAATGTACGTTGCGGGTTTGCGGGTGCCGCGGCGGTGTGATCTACGGGGATTTCCCAGTTGGATGAGGGGTTGTTCGAGTCGTTGTTCATTTTCGATTCGGTTGATTGCCTCTTGGATATCCTCAAGAAATTCGACGATAGACTGGATAGACTGTTCTTTCGTGTCCATTCGTGTATAGCCAAAGCAATACAGTAGGACTGATGGTGTTGTGTGGAACAGAGCTTGGGAGCAGACGATTGGGATATCGTTGAAGAAGATTTTCGAACTCTTTTTGGCGATGATGTTCGGATTCTAAATTGTGAATTTCCCTTTCGAGATTAGTCAAGTTTTGTTGAATTTCCAGATTTTGTGAGCTTATATTATTCATAACTGTGAGCTCTACAGTAATGAAGTGAACGCTGATGTTAGTAGCTATTGAAGAACGAAAGAATTTGTTTTAATCGTTCTTGGGACACGAACTGCTTGCCTGCCAGTCATCATGCCGTAATTGGAGGCGTTTGAGGTGAATTGGTCAGGTGAGTTGAGTCCAGCAGCCCTTGCTGCATTCCAATTTCTATCTGCGAGTTCACGTTGCAGATTAGTTTGGTTGTCGATTGCTTTTGCGGAAATCTTAGCAGATTCCACATCGGCTTTGGAGCGCATGTTTGTCGAAATGATGCCGGCTCCTCCACCAATAATGGAACTCCATATAGATCCCCCCGCTTGCATCGCAGCGCCAGCAACAGCTTGCATGTTGTCGCTCTTTGGTTTTGCTGGCTGGGGTGTATCGAAAACGGAACGGAAGTTTGATGAGTTAACGTAGTTTTCGTAATCGATACTTTCTTGTGGCCGTTGACCAGTAAGAATGGGCATTGCAGGTTTATGATAATCGTAGACTTCTTTGCAATTCCGATCTACAATTTTTGAGTTGAAAGTAATGATGAGTAAACTAAAACATCCTTGCAGTGAAGTTGCAACGCCACTCCTCCGGCGTTTTGCATGTTGCTGTGCATTTCTTCAGAAGGCGCATAGTTCGATAATGAGACGACAATGGGGGGAGGGGAGAACTCATTGGCAGGTCTTGGATGTATCTCAGCTCGGCAGGTCCAGTCAAGGTGGAAGCAAGCATCAGGACATCTACTTCAGATGGATTTGTAGAGAGCATTCCATTGGGTTGAAGTCTGAGTTGTAGAACAGGTCCTGTAGTGCCTTTGACATAGACGTGGTAGATCTGAGACAATCCCACTGTTTTCTTTGCATCTTTCATAGACAGGGCAATGTTGTGTGTTTGCAAGTTGATGGTTCTTGCTGCCTGATTGATAAACAGAACAATGGACTCGAGTGGCAGCATGTTGGTTAGCGTTGAGTCATCGTTTTCAATTGTGCACTTTGAGATGTTGATTGGTGCAGTGACTCCACTACCTTGATAGATAGCGGTGTGTTCTTCGCCAACCGGACGGATTGGTGAATTTGAGAAAACGAGTGAAGCGGTATCAACAGTCCACCGAATTGATTTCGATTGCTGAGTGGTGTAGAGATCACCTTGCTGTTGTCGAGCCGAAATATGATATGAATCATTTTCGGAATTGAGTGCGATGTGTTCGATGTCAACAAGCCAATCTCCACTGCCATCGGTATCAAGTGACCCAAGTCCAGAGTAGGGTTTGTCGTTCCTGTAAGAATCTGATGCAAGTGCTGGTCCAAGCTTTCCTCCGGGAGTGACAGAGTATGTACGTTCACCACCTTGTGCATATGCATTTTTGAATCCGGTTAGAATGGAATGTGTAGTAGAAGCGCAAATTTGAAGACCATTTTGAGGACCTGCTGATAGGTCATCGCACCCGAGTTGGTTCAGGAAGTCATAACAAGCAGAGTTGTCAAGCCATCCATTACCACCAGGGGTGATAGAAGTGAGAGGAGAAAGTTGTGCCATGTTGAAGGCACCAGCAGTTTCCACGTAGAGTGAAATGGAAGCTGGACCCCCAGATTGCACAACTGGAGATGCGACGTAGAGAACATAGTGTCCTCCATAACTTTCAGGTGTTTCAGTCTCAAGGCTTTCCATCCAATGGAAGAGGATGTTTCTTTCTTCCGAGGCTTTGAATTCGACCCAGTCGGTGTTCTTAGGATCAAGATCAATATTAGGATAAGCAGTGAGAGTAGAAAGAGGGAGATTTACAACTTCGTTGTAAGAAAATTTTGGCGGAAGCCACCCAATTCTGAGTGAACCTCCATATTGGAATGTTGCCATTGAGCGAACTCTGATGCTCATTGTTCCAGTCCACGTAAGAAACATTTCAGAAAGGTGACTGATGTAGTCGTTGCAATTTTTCGGGTGGATCTTAATAACGGCAAAAACATGTCCTGAGCGCATTGAAGCGTCGACAGTGTAGTTGCCCTTATAAATCCAATTGCGATACATCACCTGTTCTACTGTTTCAATGGAAGTGGTGGCAGCTATTGTTGAAGGGTTGTCGGGGAGTTGGTCTGGCATATGGGTAAGTGAAGTAACAGTCCCGGTTTCCCCACCGGGTGAAAGTGTTGAGCCCAAAGCAGACATGATGAGTTCTTTAGATGAATATCTATACAATTGTTGCGAAATGATGATGATGATGATTATGATAATGATTATGATGATTATTTAGCATACAGGTTTATGGGAAAGTACAATGAGTATTAGTACCTCTTTCGGGGGCATGTGAGGAATGACCAGTGCTTTTGGATATTGTGCATCAACCGAGGTTGCTGGAATTATTACCTCAAGTCCCCCTGGGGGCCCCATAAGGGGCCCAAGGCGCTAGGATGATTTATACAAAGTAGTAGCCGAGTTGTGAGGCTGCTTCTTGCCACAGTGGTGGCTGGACGAGGATGTCCGTGTTTTTGGTTTGGTCTATGAGTTCTTGACACCAAAGCTCATATTGTTGTTTTCCATGGAGTGCCATTTCTGGGAAAAGTGCTGCGATGTGCTCAGCAATAGCCGCGCTGTCTTGAAGCATTGGCCATTTTCCCCCAAGAGATGGGACATGAGTTGCATTCACTTCGTATGAGGACGGGCCTTTAGACCATGCAATTGATTTCCCAATTGAATGTTTCGAGAGGGGGCCTACGTGCCATCCTTGTATCATCGAGAAAGTACGTTTTAGAAATTCAAGTTCTTCAAACGGAACATAATCAGGCTGTTTTCCGCCAGTTTTGTTGATGTCCGTTATTGTAAAACCATATTTCTTTGACTTCTCCTTGAATGTGTTGAAGTTAAACCACTCATATCCATCCTTAACTGTACAGGCATTGTCGTCACCATAGACTATGAGGCATACTGCTTTCTTAAATGCTCTCCAAGTGGCCAGTTCTGGAAATCCATTCTCTATAGCAAGTTCACACCACACAATGAAGTATAGTGCCCAAACGATCTTGGAATTTTTGATGGCAGTGTCAGGACATCCTGATACCATTCCTTGAAGCATTCGAAGAACTTCCTTTCGGGAAATGATCATAGGGTCTTCAACAGCAGCATGCAAATGGGTTCTTATAGTGTTACCCTTTGCTACGTCTTCTCCTGGGGCTGAACAACGGTCATAGATTACCTTATCAACAATTGCTGCTTTCTGTATAAATACTGTACTAACAGACGTATCAAAGTTTTCCATATCCGAGGCAAAACCCTTGTGGCTGTGCATTCTGAGTTTAAGTCCCATGAGGTGGCGGTCGTGCATCTTGTTGGATGTGCCAACTTTGATTGGCAACAGAGAGTGCATCTCTGAGATTCGGCTCATTGCCGCTCCAAAGTACATTCGATAAGCAATTAAGTAATCAAATGGTCCCGAGAAGAAGCAACGTGTTTTTTGAACATCATAGATCTTTTTGAGCTTGAGAGGCTCATCTTTCAGGTAGACAACGAAGGGTGCAACGATGTCTACGCCTTTTGAGGCGCGATGGATTATTGTGTCGATGTTGGAAGATATCTCTTGAGCGCCAGGTACTTTATGGTTAAAATACCATTTGAGATTCTTCTCATTCTGATGCAAGAAATGCTGCTTGTTGTGGCCATCGAGGCAATAAGGAAAGCCAGCAGATCCCGAGCGATCGATTGGTCTGATCTTGTCATACTCACTCCAGTCTGGGGTATTAATTGCTTCAGTCTTAGACCAAACGCGAACAGTCTTGCCCTGATTAAGGAGCACGGTGGCGATTTCGTTCCCGATATTGAGCATTGCAGTTTCCACCAAAGCATCATTTCCTTGGTAGGGGTGCCTATTAGTGGCACATCGTTGAAGTCCAGCATAAAGTGGTTTGAAACCATTACAGCGTGGATCATTAGTGCTCATGAGTGAAGGTTCGAAAGCGTCTGTGTCCTTAAGAGAAAGTCCTGTAACATATTCTCTAGTGGTAGAAGGGCAATAGACTGCCTTTGTTGTTGTTCCGATGCGTTGAAGCCCTGAGTGCGCACATTGTTTGATGATGTTGCGAAATTTAATTTCCTGTGGTACCGTTCTCTGTGGTACACATTCCTGTTTGATTCCCTTGAGCATATCGATGACATATTCACGAGTAATATGACTACCAATAGAAGCGGTATTAGAACCAGCACGATGTATGGCCATGTATTTAGCAGGTATACGAGGATTCTGCAAAAATACTGGTGATCCACAATCTCCTTCGAGAGAGTTGCCAGAATAACCAAGATGTCCAAGCTTTGCACTGTAGTGACTGTGCTTGCCTTGGATGACATCTGTCTTGTAGGTGGTCATGGCAGTATGGTGGATATGGACATAATCTTCGTAAGGCTCCTTTACCGCAAGGAGGATTGGTATGCCAGTTTCATTCCTGGAGAAAAACGCTGAAAGATCTTCTTCAGAAGTTATTCTCTTTGTTATATCCTTAAATGGTTGGATATTTGAATCGATTTCGAAGAAAGCATGGTCATAATCCTTCGCAACATGGTAGAGGTGAATCGGATGTTGAGTATTGCCTATCAAGATAGTCAGTTCCTTGATATTACTAATGTGGGCAACGGTGATTCCTCTCTTTCCAGCCAAAACTGTGCCCCAAACTACATGTGTTCCATCATTGCAAATGGAGAATGTTTGTTCTTGGACACGTTTGCTTTCCTTGTTCACGAGTGGGTCATACATACCCTGTTCAACGATAGAATTTGTAGGCATCAGAGCGTGCGTCTTGGGAAAAACTGTTCGAATGTAATTGGTGAGCGAAGCCGGTGGACGAATAGTATGATAAACGGAGGTAGGGAGAACGTTAACGACGATGTTGTTAGAATCCATATCATAAGGTATTCCAAAAGCATGTGTGAATGCATAGACGCTTCCATAGTCAATTGAATCGTTGGACGTAAGGTCCACAATTGTGCCAATTGATGCATAGATAGCAGGATGATCGAATTTCTTATGCTCAAAATGAATTGAACGTCCACACGCCGCAGTAACAGTGTTTGGCACCTGCACGGTTTTCCATTGTGGAGTAAGTGGAACTCGAATAACTTGGAATTTACCTCTTGT